TATCACAAATGATGCGTAAAGGGGTATGGTATGTCGATTGACCCTATGATGATGTGGAACGTAATTATAACTGTGGTTTTAGGACCATTTGCATGGGCATTTTCTAAAATGTTTAATGAAGTAAAAAGATTACAAATACTTCTAAACAAAACTAGAGAAGATTTAGGAAAAGAATATGCCACAAAATCCGAGCTTCACAATGAAACAAGAGAGATTAAAGAGCTAGTATTAAGACTAGAAGTTAAACTCGACAGGTTCATTGAGAAGCATAATGGTTGAGCCAGTAACTGCCGTATTAACTGGTATAGCATTAGTTAAAAAATCAGTAGACTTTATTAAAAGTAATATTAGCACAGCACAAGATGTTGGTGATTTAATTGGTCATGTAGACAAAGCACTTAATGGTCAACAAGAAGTTATAAAAGCCAGAGATAAAGCTAATGTAGACCACTTTGCAGTAGAAAATGTGGCAAAGGAAGTGATAGATGCTAAATTAGCACAAGAACAATTATATGAAATGAAGCAATTAATTAACCTTCGCTTTGGACATGGAACTTGGGAGTATATATTAGAAGAACGTAAAAAAAGAATAGATAAAAAAAAACAAGCGATTAAAGAAGCCAAAGCTAAAAAAATAAAAAAACAAAAAGAAATGTACGATATGATAAGAATGGTTATGATAGGGTTAGCAGTAATATTGTTTGTTGTAGTAGCTATAGGTATTACTATAAAGTTTGTATTAGCTCATCCAGTAGAAGGAGATGATGAATCCTGCAAATTATATGAGCCTAAATACTATCTTATCTGCTTAAATGAAGGCAGAGGATATGCAGATACGCAGTTATATTTAGATTATCAATTACAAAAAGATAACTGGATAATAGAAAAAGATTGATTCCTATATTAGTATGTGTATACTTGTCAAACGGACTAGAGCTTTTAAAACAAACATGACTGTTAATAGTGTTATGGGGATAAATTACTACAAATTATGGTTGATACTCTAGTTCGTACTATTCATATCCATTATTTAACATCTTTCTAGCTCTATCAGCAGCACTTATAGATGAAAACTTATCTATTTTTTTATTAACATATACCTTTGGTTTATTATTCCATCTTTTTTGTACCTTTTGCCTAGCCATTTCACTTCTTTGCTCTATTTGCTTTTTAACTTCTAATACTTTCTTTTGACTATACTTATCTCCTTTATCTAACAACATAGGCTCTATATTGTGCATAATCTTATTAGCTTTAAATTCAGTTACACCTAATATACTAGGTATATGCCTTTTAAAAATGCTACAATCGTCTTGTAAGTACATTGTTGACACTATAGTTATATATGCACCTTTCTCCTCTAAATTTAACACAGAGCAATCTGTTAGCCATTGCAAAGGGTAGAATGGAAATACAAATAATTTCTCTTTCATACTTCCTCCATAATTGTATTCCAAGAATATTTATATTTACCTTTAATTTTTTTCAGTAAATTTATACTAGCTCTTCTATCACCTGATAAAAGCATACTTGTATAAGATTTAGATATTTCTAATTCTTTTGATACTTGTGTTAAGTTCATTTTATTTTCCTTCATAATCTTTTCTATAATCATTTTATCTCCTTAATTAATTTTTCATAACATTCTTTGCAGTAAAATTTTAACTTATGATAATGAACTGCTGCATTATCACAAAAGCTACACATTTTTAAATGTATAAGTTTCTTCCAATGACTACTGGTATTATCTTTTTTTATCGGTTTCCTTTTAACCATTTCATATATTCTCTCTTTCATATTTTTTTCTAAGTAACATTGATTTATCAGAAGATAAAACAAAATCTCCTTTTAAAATAGACCTTATATAAACTACAGAACAAGATAGTTCTTTAGCTAAATCTTGAATGGTTAAATTATTTTTTTTACCAATATTATAAAGTAATTTTCCATGAGGTGTAGTTACTTTGTAATCATCTAATGTTGCTATTTTAGGCATTATCTTCCTCAACAAATTCTAACCCTATATGACCAAGTTGTTTTATATATTTAATTACCATAAGTGGTAAAGGGTTTTTATCTGCTTCTAATATTTGATATGCTCTTAATTTTATTCCTAAAATGTTTGATTTTACCATATCTTTTTGTGTAATTCCGTTTCTTTTTCTCCATTTTATTATTTCATCTACATTAGTTACTTTTATATTAAATCGGTTATATGGATGTGGTATGTATTCACATTTTATAATTAATTTGTCCTCTTTAAGACAATTTTCTACATATTCTTTTATATCTGTCATTATTTTTTCTCCTTTACTTCTTTTCTAGTTACATAATAATCGTTTTCTTCTACTGTTCTTAAAACAAAACCTTTAGCTAATAAATTCCATAACTTATCTTGTACTTCAAATTTAGTAGGTCTAGTCTTAAACTCCATTTTATAATTTATAATATACTTACTCACTATAAAACTCCTGAGTTCTGTAAACCTATAAAGGTATAGATTATTGTATACATAATTAAAAACTCCATGTTGACCTCCTAGTCATCTAAATCGTTCCAATGTTTTGCTATCTTACTTTTCTTTTCTGGCTTCTCTTTTTCGTATGATTCAAAGCAACCATTATCTAAATTCATTTGTATATCTAATACTCTTGGATATCCTAACTCTTCATAACGAGTTTTACAAACAGTTAATAAACTTTCTGTGCATCTTGACCCATCTTCATTCTCAAACTTAGGTCGCCAAAGACTAAATATATGGTCTGGTTTATTAAACCAATGAGCAGAACCTGCAATCTGATAAGCAGTCGGTGCAGAGTTACCCATTTTCATATCTGGTTTAGCAGGGTGTGCCTGTATCATAATATGTATATCTAATAGTTTAGCTAAAGTAGTAAGATGGTCTAAACACTTACCTATCCATAATGTTTCAGACATTTTACCAAACTCAGGTGTGCTAAGTTTATTCCAAGGGTCGAGTATAAAGGCACTAATTCCGTACCTAGATTTCATATCTTGTATCCTATCACACATCCAGTCAAAGTCAGGACTGTTGTTAGGATGATTAAGAAATACAAAGTGTTTTCTAATAAAATTATCAGCTTCATTTTTTTCTTCATCTGATTGCTCCCATTCTAATTTTTTATTATAAAATGTTCTAATGTTACGTTGTATATATGGTCGCACCCTAGTTTCTCCAGAGTACATACCTATGTTAATTTTGTATTCTTTGGCAATTTGTGTCCATAACTGAGTAGAAAAAGAAGTCTTACCATGTCCAGGAAATGAAGTAAGCACAGATACCATACCCATACCAAGCATAACCTTATCATTCCATCCAAACATAGGATTAAACAACTTAATCTTTGCAGGTTGTGGTATATCATCTAAAGAATAAATGCCTTCTAATGGATAATCACATAATCCTTCATTAATTGTCCATTTTAAATCATCTTTACCCCATTTAAGTAAGGCTTCATTACAATCTTTAACACCATCCCAATCAAAATACTTACATTTACCATGACCTAGTATCGAAGCTAAGTCTTGACGTAGTGCTAATCCTGGTTCATCTGCATCTGTCAACAATACAAAACAATTAGCTTGGTCTAAACCTTGGTCTAGTGCATCTAATACATATTGATACTTTCTAGATGCTTCTGGTTGCTCTGTAGGTGATGCTACAGCACCTGTTGGCACACTTAGGATAGAATCTATATCAAAACCTCCTTCATAGAGTGCTAGTGCATCCATTTCTCCTTCTACAATAAAAATAGTATTGTTTTTTAACTTATTAGAATTTAAAACATTATCTAAATTGTAAAATCTTTGTTCTCCACCTTTTTCTTGTTTAAATATCTTCTCTGATATAGCTCTAGCTTTATAATTTACTCTTTTACCTTCTAAATTATAGTAACCAAATACAATGCTTTCTAAGTTTCTATCACCATATGACCCTTTTCCTGCTTGTACCCTTAAATCTTCGAGAGTTTTCTGGCTTATCCCCCTCTGTGCTGCGAACTGTATTACTTCTGCTGTTAGTTTGGTCATAAAATTCTCCTCCTTTTGCGTTACAATGGTGGCAATAATACACCACACCTTCTGTTTTAATCGTTACACTTAAACATCTATCGTGCTTATTCTTTCTTGAATGACTACACTCTGGGCATAAATACTTACCACTATGATGTCTACTAAGTAACCATTCTCTAGTTATCACTGTTTATTCTATCCATTATATCCATTTGTTTACCATCACCTTTGTAATGATATTCTGCAAAATGATTCTTTTTTACTCCATTGTTTATCATTTTAGTTTCTATATTGTACCCTTCATCTCTTAAAGTATGAATAATTGCAGCAATACGAAAAGTTCCGTACAAGTTAAGTGCTTCTATAGGGTTTATTTTTTTATTTTCTTGTAAATGTGCTAGTACTTTATCTTTTTGTGTCATAATTTTTGTCATTTAGTTGCTCCTTGTTATATGGGCTTTCTTCCCAACATTTTTGTGCAGTA